GTAGAATATCTTTCCACTTAACCCACTTAGCAGCCTCTTCCTCTTCGAGAATTAACTGAGGATCCTTACTTACTAGAGTACGATTGGACGATCCACTCTTACGTGAGTAGACCGTCCGACCACCGTCTGGGCTTTCAAAGATAGTTATTTCTTCAATGCTTTTTATGATCGTCATAAATCGCATATGTCCCGAAAGGGGGATTTGGATTAGGGTCACCGTGAATGATCCAAGTCGTATCACAATAATCAGCATCACCCCAAGAACCAAAAGGATATCCATCAGTGAAGACAATCAAACGTTTAGGATCAATCGCTTCTTCTTTAAGATACTTAAAGATTGCATCAAAGTCAGTACCACCGCCACCTTTAGGCTCGTAAGTTTCAATAGTGTCCATGTTCTCTGAATTGAAATCTTGTGGGTTATAGATTTCAGTATCAAAGCAGAACACATGGACCTTGTAACCATCAAATGCTTCCATCATGCCTGCAACTTCTGACAAGAAGCCTTGTGCTTGCTTTGCAGAAATAGAACCTGACATGTCGATAGCAACAGTAACGTCAATCTCTTCACCGGGATTCATGCCGGGCATGATAGCATCCATGTGCCAAGAACGGCGTGATGGGCGCATCCAAGAATAGTCTGAACGAATAGCACTAGTCAGATTAGTCTGAATGAGTTCACGCCAAGGCATAATCGGGTCAGTCATCTGTTTAATCATGCGCTCAACACCTAGTGGGAGTTGACCTGCTTCTGCCGATGATGCGGCATTGATGATAGCCTGCTTTACTTCCTGACGAACACGTTCACGTTCTTCATCAGACATTTGCGGGCGCTTGCCTTTGCCTTCTTTGTCACCATCACCGTCGCTATCAGAGTCACTATCACCTTCACCATCAAGGTGATCGTCAAGCATCTTGTCAATAAGATCGTCCATAGAAATGTACTTGACATTCTTCATGAGGTCATCATAGATTTCCTCAGAAGATGGACCGTCATACTTTGATTCATAGAGACAAGGGACAGTAGTGATAAACTCGCCAACTTTATGACGCTTCAAGTCTGCGTTAACAGCATAGTCATTTGCAATGTTAAACATTTCAGGGTCACGTGTACCACGACGACCAATGTGATCATAAACAACGTGCAATACTTCGTGACCTACGAGGAATTCAACTTCCTTAGGCTTCAACATCATAATGAAACGAGAGTTGTAATAGAACTTTTGACCATCAGTTGCCGCAGTCGAACACCACTCATCAGCATTAATGAGAGTGAGACGGGTTGCAAGATTGCCAAAGAAAGAATGACGCAACAGTAAGCCGATACGTGCAGTAATCAATCGTTCACGTGCGAGATTGTCAATCTTAGGATCCATTGGTCCAATAAGATTTTCAAACTTCTTGCTACGGGTGCGCTTTTTCTTTTTAGCGGGGGAAATTACATCGCTCATAAAAACTCCTTCGATTGATTATGTTTTAATTATAGCAAGGAATGGATTAAATGTCAAGCCTTTAATGTACCGAGCGGATAGATTTTTCATCATCTAAATCAATTAGAAGTTCTTCAACCTCTTCATCGGAAAGGTCCATGTCGGAAAGGACCATGGACCCTGCTTGCTCAAACATTTCACCAGATTCAACTAGGCGACTAATTTCTGCTACTAGATCATCTAGTTCTTCCTGCGATCCTTCAAAGTCATCAAAGCACCCGGGCGCAAATACAACTTCTAGTTTCTTCTTTTCTGTATCAGACATATAAATCCTAATAAAAGCGAGGGGATAGAGTATGTCTCGTACCCTACCCCCTCTAGGAGCAACTATTTAGTTGCCTGCTTCCACAATGTACTTGCCGTACTTCTTGTGAAACTCGTCAAAGTTCTTCAATTGAGAAGGCTCAATCGGCAACTTGTAAGTCTTAAGCGCAATCTTAGCACCCATAACAACAAGTTCAGTTTCGAAATTCTTCATCATGTATGAGAAGAAGTTGTCAGCCATTTCGTGAAACTGCTTACGATCAGCAGTCTTGTTCTCAAGTGAATCCTTGAGTTCATAGCACATAGAAACAGTGAGTGAGTACATCGCACTGATTTCTTTAACGTTGAGTTCAGTTACCTTACCTGACAGAATGTCAGTTGGGTTAGGCATACGACCTGCAACCTTGCGGTGTGCCATAAACTTTGTAGCAAGACCATCACCAACTGAACCTGCAACAAGATTGAACAATGTATCAGTATCAGTGTTGTCTTCGTCATCAAGCAAATCGCTAACGAAACACCACGAACGGGGAGTAGCAAATGCACGGCTTGAAGACTTTGCATCAAAATCATAGAGGTCCTGCTTTGCAAAAGACAGATAACCAACAACGTCCTTGTGAATGTTCTTGTTTACAGCCCAATTCTGCCATGAAGTAAAGTCGGGACGCATTTCAATGTGAATGAAACGATTAGCAAGGGGCATCGGCATACGATACGTAACACCCTTGTCACTGTCACGATTACCTGCGGCAACAATAACAACGTTATCAGGCAACTTGTACTTACCTACACGACGGTTAAGAATAAGTTGATAGCCAGCCGCTTGCACTGCAGGGGGTGCAGAGTTCATTTCATCGAGGAAGAGAACTACGATAGGGTAGTCTTTAGCGAATTCTTCGCTAGGAAGATCGACAGGCTCAGCCCAGTCCATCTTGTTGATTTCTTTATTGAAGTAAGGGATACCACGAATATCAGTTGGTTCCATCTGCGCCATACGCAAGTCAATCATAGCACCACTAAGTTCGTTAGTGATTTCTTCTACGACTTCCGACTTACCGATGCCGGGAGGTCCCCAAAGAAAAACGGGTCGCTTTGCTTTGAATGCTGTCAGAATTGCCTTGCGGGCCTGAACAGAAGTAATTGTGAGATTATCAGATACGTGAGACATTGTTAGTTGCTCCTTTGTTTAACAATATATGTAATATAACAGGGTTTTGAATTAATGTCAAGCCTTAAATTAGGCAAACTCATAAAATTTTACAGATGGGTCTAATTTTTGCAACTCACGTGCCGCATTAGTCAATTCCTTATAACGGGCTTGAACAAGACTGCGGGGCAATTCACCATCGCAAGTCAAATTTTCAGGACTCAAATCACAATCGATACTATCGGCAATAGCCTGACGATCAACTGCACTGTCTAACGTAAGTGCTTTGGCGCCAAAGATCGTAGCGTATGCGTTCTTACGGTCCAAATATGCTTTCAATGCTTTCATTTTTAACTCCGATTTCTTAGTGTCAATACATGTATTGTACGCCCAAACTGAATTAAAGTCAAGCACTTTAATCCATAAGTTTAAGAATTAGTATCATTTTTTCGAGATAATCGATAGATTGTGCAATCTGTTGCTTATATGCAACAACTTTGTGGTCTTTATGAGTTTGACGGGCTTCTACCTCAAGCCTACTGAGTTGGGAATTCATTTCACCCAAATTGTTACATAATTTATGTAGGTCAGGATTATAACGTGAACGTTTCAACTGCCGACGCAGGTCCACAATAATGTCTCTGGCTTCAAGTGAGGTACTAAATCGTTCAGACATAGTGTGACTATAAGCCCAAACTCATTTAATGTCAACCGTTATTTTACTTTGCCATCCGGTCTGGCTTGGGGAGGAACACCGGCTCTGTTTGTGAGCCAACTAAATGCCTTAGCATTCTTTTTAACTGCGTTTGGACGAACGTCTTTGGTTAATGCCATGCTCCAGCGAGGATCATTCTTTTCTTTTTCGCTTGGAATGTATCCTGATGCTTCTGAAACTGATCCGCGATATTGTCTATCTTTCATACCACCATATGGATTTGTTGCCGCTATTTTTTCTGCGGCATATTGCATGGTTTCATCTTCGCTAACACTGTCTTCTAACTTCTTTGTTGATCGTAGTTTATTCCACTTCAATAAAGGAATGGTAAAATTACCATTTGGTTCTTTTTTAAATCCTACAGCAACAAGTTGGTCATCTGTATACTTGCCTCTAATATCTCTGGGGGTTAGTACTTTAAGTTTACCTATAGCAGGATTATTTCCTGAATAGCCTTCAAACTCTTTAGAATAACGTTCTGCTAAATCTTCTTCGCCGATTTGTTGTGCGTTAACAAGTTTATCCCACTTGGTTTGTGGAATATACCATGAGCCATTTTGTGATTTCTTAAAGCCCATGCGTAGTAAATCATAGTCAGAATATGAACCTTTCAACTCGCCAGGCTTTAAAAATTTCATTTTGGGACCTGAATACATTTCTTCAATGCTAAGTTCTTCACCGTGTAACTCATCACGCAACTTGTAAAGTGCATCGATTGCACCCTGACTTCTAACTGCTTTATATGCAAGATTTTCAGGACCAAACTCACCAAACGTATCTAAACCTGCTTGGCGATAACGCTTGATAGTTTTGATAGTGTCTTTGACTCGTTCTAAATTACGTGACTTAAGTGCTAGATCAACAAGTCCTGCTAACTTGTCATACTTTGCTTTAGTTGCATTTTGGTCAAGATTTGCTCTGCGCTTTGAAGGAATCTTAAGCCACTTATCATTAAGAATACTGTACTCGCCCAATGAAACTATTGGTTGATTAGAATCCTGCACATAAAGTTCTACTGGTACACCCTTCACTTTGATATCATGACTATCGTTATATATTGTCTTTTTAGCAGTGAATAACTCTCTGTAAACTTCGTCATTTGGCAACTTAGTCATATCAACAAGGATATGCAAGTCTAAGTCGCTATGTGGGGTATATGAATATGCCGCACTAGAACCGGATACTGTAATGTCTTTTACGTCTAGGCCACTGATGCCCATGTTGGATAAAAAGTCTTCAGCAATGACAATCAATTGCTTTCTAACCGCAGGATCTAATTGGTTATTACGCCATAGATTTGGGTTCAATTTGTCGTGAAATTTCACGGCATCTGACATTTTAAATGAGTGAAGTTCTTTAATATCCATATAGTATTTATCGCATTGGCCTTGAACCAAAATTCTCTAAGGTGATATGTACTCTGGGTTCAGTTCCACCATTCATAAAAGAATGAGATTTTTCATTATTAACTATATATACGGAACCATCTGCGGGCATGTGAAATGCTTTATCTTCGTAGACAAATCTACATCCTTCGTTAGTGATTAACGGAATATGCAAGCACATTTCGCTAAAATCAGTGTGCCAAGAATAGCACGTATCGGGCATAATGCATCTATATGATACCGTGTTGAAACTATGTGTGGCCATTAGATGTTTTACAACATTAACGGTGTAGGGCAATGAATCAAGTGTGTCTGTAGGACGATGACCAGTTGCTAAATTCAATGCACGTTGTATCAATACCGAACTATTTGGACGTTTGCGGTCAGATAATAAATGTTTTACCATGTTATATTCTTCTAATAACTTAGATAAATCAACTTTGTAATCGGGTAATATTTCAATGTAGTCAGGGTTCATCAAAGTATTTATAATGGAAAAGGCTCCTAAGAGCCTTTTGAATAGCGTAAAACTGATTACGCTACGAATGGGGTATATTCGATACCGGTTGTTGCTAACCCAGTTAAACCGATTGTAGTTTCAAATGCGGCTAATTCACTTGCGGCTATTAGAACATCCGCTTGACTTAGATTGCTGTTGTGCATCCAAGTTGTATATTCTGTAACTTGCGTCAATGTAGCATCTGTACCAAATACGTTTTTGTAAACGTGCTTGATGAATGTCTCATCGCTTACTCCACCTGCATCAGTTTTGTAAGTATCAGTGGCTAGTAATGCTGTTGCTAATTGTTTGTTAGTCCAACCATTGTCAGCAAGATAGATACCAATACCTTTGTATGAATTAGTAACATCACTTGTACCTAATGCGGCAGCCAGTAATGCATATACGTCACCTGCACGACCTGCGGCATCAAAGGCGATACCTTTGTTATCAAATACAACACGCTCGTGGTCTGCTAATGTAAATGTAACATTGGTTGCGACTGTGCTTGCGGCTGTAATTTTGTCTGCGGTCTTAGTAATTGTGAAGTCTGTGCTTGCGCCATTTAGTGTGTATGTGTCAATGCCGGTAGTGCCGGTTACATCAACAGCAACATCAACAGTGCCATCACCAACTCGACCTGTACCAACAGCACCAAACGTAGCAATCTTACCTGCAGTACCAACTGTTGCAACAGTTAGAATCAAGTTGTTTGTGCCGTTCACGCCACCTAGTGCAGAACCTAGAATAGTGATAGTGTCACCTGCAACATATCCAGAACCAGCACTTGCGGCTAGACTGTCTAAACTTGCTGTGTAAACACCGTTTGTTTTTACTACGTCAAAAACTGCGTCAACTCCTGCTCCACCTGTTAAACCCGTAACGTTTTGATATGTAGCATTCACTGCTTTGTCTTTAATTGTAATTGTTGTTGTCATAATATTCCTTATATAAAAAATAACTTAACAAGTATATAGCATTTGTAGTGCCACTGTCAAGGTTATATCGTACACAGGATGTGATCCGGGTCACAATTTTAGTTGAAAACTGGTTAGTTCCAATATTTGGATGAGTCTAAACGGTCCCAGTATTCTTTGTTGTTGCGATTAATAAAGTTTTTAATTAGATATGCGGCCATACCAAAGTATCCCATTTTCTTAAACCTACGAGAATCTTGACCAAAGTGATGATTGATAATTTTAAACTTTTTTGGACTGTACATTTTGGATAAAAAATAGTCTTCGGATGTTACAGTCTTTTCGGGGAATCCACCCAATTCTTCAAACCTGTCTCTACGTGTTAACATAAATGCACCAACTGCAAACGGAGAGAAATATTTCAATATGTGATTTATTACATTGAAGATAGAAAAGCCTATGATTGCTCTAATATCATTGTCATAGCACTTGATGTTTAATCCGATAAGATCCAAATCACTAGATACAATTTCATTCACTGCATCTTTAATAACAGTGTTTTTAAAGAACCGAACATCAGCATCAATGAATAAGATGTAAGGAGTGGTAACCAGTCGGGCACCATTGTTTTTTGCAAATGAAACAGGACCACCGTCTATGATTTCTACGTTCAACGAACCACAATTATCTCTGATAACTTGTCTAGTATTGTCGGTAGAACAATCAGCGATGATAATTTTAGTATCACTAATGTCTTGCTGACGCAATGATTCTAGTAAGTGATGAATATAATTTTCTTCGTTCTTGCAAGGAACAACAATGGTTATTTTATCTTTCATCATTATCTAATAACTTGAGTGTGTTTGTTCTTTAATGACTTATTCAATGCCTTTAGCCACAACTTTTTTTCTTTCTCTTCATTATGGTTCAATATTGCTTGATACATTTTCTTTACTATCTTCTTTACTTTCATCATCTTTCTCCTTAGTCCAAGTTACGATTTCCCAACGGCCGTCATGATGCTCTACTAGTGCTGTACAACTTTCTACCCAATCGCCGTCATTCATATATATTACACCATTAATTTCTTTTATTTCAGCGTGATGTATGTGTCCACATATCACACCATCGTAGTCTCTTTTTTTACAATATGCTGCCAAATTTGATTCAAACTGGAAGATAAAATCAACTGCCTTTTTTACTTTGTGTTTAAGATATTTACTAATACTAAAATACCCAAAACCCATACGATGACGGATCCAATTGAATCTGCTATTAAGCGATAAAATGATATCATATGCTTTGTCTCCTAAAAATCCTATCCATGGTGCTAGTCGTGTGATGCCATCAAACAAATCACCATGTATGACTAGATAGTGTTTGCCATCCGCCCCGACATGTTCTATTTGGTTATGAATTTCGATTAACCCAAAATTAAAATTATAGGGTAGCATTGTTCTTAAAAATTCATCATGGTTGCCTGCTACATATACTACTCTAGTACCTCGTTTAGCGTGACCTAATACTCTACGAACTACGTTAGTATGACTTTGTTTCCAGCGCCATTTGTTTTGTTGTATCTTCCATCCATCAATAATATCTCCGACCAAGTACAATGTATTACAACTGTTATGTTTCAAAAAGTTGTTAAGTTTTCCTGCTTGGCTGTCTTTGGTACCAAGATGAACGTCTGAAATAAAGATGGAACGATACGTTTTCATTATTGTATTTAGTTTATGAAACCAAAAGAAAAGGCTCCGAAGAGCCTTTTCCTAACTGTTTGGTTACAAGGTAGTCAGCCTCGTGAGACTCACGCCGCTAGGCGTAGTTCCTCAGTGTAGTAATTGTCATTTGCAGTTACTTTTTTGTGCTTCTTCGACCGGGTTCCCCCAATCCTAACGGCTTCTACATTGCCGAACAGTCCATTTCTTTACTCTTGACCCAATCGATCCTGTGTCATCCCCATCATAGACACACTGCCGACTCGCATACGCAAATCCCATAACTAAACAATGTGTCTATGGTGGAGATGGCGGGCACTGCCCCCGCGTCTTGAATCCTTTTCAGTCTACTTCATACTGTCATAACTCTTATTTAGTTTCAAATGTATTTTCATACATATTAACTAAAATTTTATTCAAAATAACACCTTCTGTTTTGTAAACATCAATTAGTTCTTTTATTACCTCGGGATACAAATCATGGTCAAATACTATATCTTGTGCCCTTTGTTTGTTATATCTAAGTTTGTCTTGTATTGTTTCTCTTAGTTTAGGTAAATCTTTTAACGGTACTTTAGACAAGTTCTTAAAATTTTCAACTAATAAATCAAATCTAGTTTCAGTATTTTCTACTGTATCAAATGTGTAATCGAAAATCTCATCATAGCGCAAAAATCCTAACTCGTCAAGATATTTGTGAAAGTGACTACATGATGCTACTAAAAATGGTTTCTCCATAAAAATAGCAGTAGCAGTTTTTTCAGAGACAGATAATGTATCTGTTCTAGTCTCGCTTATCAGTTGTGCAAAAGAGTTATAATATTCTTTTGGCAATACGTTATAGTTACGTGACTGCGTAAAAGAAATATCTGATAACTGCATCAATCTAGGCTTCCAATATTTCCATTCATATTCAATATTAGGGTTGTGCCATGAAATAGCATTAAAATGTAATAATTTATGTTTTGCAATTAGATCCATTAATAAACAGCGACTTTTTCTAGGTCTATAGTTCATGCTAACAAAATGATGTTGATAATTATCAACATTAGGTATAGCGTTTTTTAATGATTCTAAATGTATATATGTTCTAGAAAAATAGTGAGTTGGCCAATTAATAATTTCATGGTCAATATCTAACTTAGGTTCTTCGTCAGTGAAATATTTTTTAGTACTAGTAATGATAGTAAGTTTATGATTATTTTCTTGACAGGCTTTAATTAGTTCATTCCAATAATTGCATTCCCAATATGTCCATTCATGTGGACCATACAATATAACTTTATCAAAACTATCAGAATAAAGTGCATTTAACTGTGGTTGAACTTTATCTAACGTGTACCAAAATTCAAAAACTTGATATTTCATTAATTACCGACAAATACGCTCTTTGTAGATTCTTCCATCATCAGTCATTACTTCTTTCCAATCAGTACAAACTTGAACTGGCTGGGTTCGTTCGATAACAACTCTTTCTTCTCTATCTCTATCCTTAGCATCGGCAATAACTGCACCTAGAATTACACCACCGATCAAAGGTCCTACCCAGTTATCACGATGAATAATCACAGTACCGTGTCTGTGATGATGGTGACGATTTACGTGATGATATGGGCTGTGGCGATTGCTATCAACACCCCAACGATAATCATGGCGACCACCTGCAATTGCCGGAGTAGCCATTGTTGCTAACACAGCGATAATTAAACTACCAATAATCTTCTTCATGGATATCTCCTTAATAAATGAGTCCATATATAATGCACCATGCTTCTAGTGCTAATCTATGTAGCACGAAGGCTGCTATTGGTGCAAATAGTAGACCGTATACGATTTTTTGTTTTTGTGTTTCTGTCATGTTCATAACTATATTTAGTCTTGGATTAAAAGTCAAGTCCTTATTTAAAGAAATCAGTAAAACTAATAGATTTTGGGTAAGTTGAGTTGTTTTTTCTAAAAACCCATATAGGTTCTATAAAGATTCCATTCTTGCCACCAGTCTTGATTCGATGCGGTCTTGCTTGTAATCGCATACCAATCTTACCCAAATAGTTAGCGTTGGGGTAAGTTAGTATGTCATCAACCATTTCATCACATAGATTTGTTTTAGCACGAACTCGCAAAGGTGGGATAATATTAATCATCATATATGCATTTTCTCGTAATGTATCCCATACCATTCGATTTACCTTAAAGAAGAAATCATTCTTCCACGATTGGTAATCAGGATAACGCTTCCAAGATTGTTGATCTACCTTGCTAGTTGTCTCTGCATACTTTTCAGTTTCAAAGTAAGGAGGTGATGTAAAGTAAAAGTCAAACGTATTCTCATACAACTTCCAATCAACGTCTTCACTAGGTAGATTCCATATCTCTACATGTTTAACGCCTGTACAACTAAAATAGTTGACATCCTCTACGATAACGGCTTTACCACCTAATAAACGTTCATACTCAATACATTGCTGTTTATATACGGCAAACGTATCAGGATTAGGATCACACCCTACATAAATTCGTGTGTTGGGTGTAGCATAGAAACCAGCAAGTCTATCTCCCCATCCACAACTTGTATCAAGTACGTTCATAGCCTGATGCTTTTCATACAATGCTTTTGCTACACTAGGCTTAAACTGTGTGGCAGTATATGTTCCTAAACGAAATGCACTACGAAACGTAGCGGGGCCAATATCACTGTTGCCTAATGTGCCACTACGCCAAAAATGCCAATTCATCTTTGATAACTTTGACTTAGTATTCCAAATATCCCAGGGACTATCGACCTGTGTACTGCCGCACTTCATGCGATTTTCTTGTTGAAAGTAATCAGCGCACTTGTTGTAAACGTGACCTTTATCAATGACTCCTAATGGATTTGCGTCATATGTATATTTGTAAACAAACTTTTCTTGTACAGTATCAAAGTCTTTGTACTCGCCCATCATTGATGTTCTACACAAACGTAGGAAGTTTTCTTCCATATCAGTTGTGGGAATATCTTTAATAGGAAAAGGAATGTTGTTGCTAGTGATATACTCTGCTAGTGCTTCTTTGATTTCACTGATAGTGTATTGAGTAATGAACACCTTCCACTTCTCATTACTAATGCATGGGATACCCTTAGCATCGCAATGAGTTTGGAAATACTGTATGATGTTCTGATTAGCCATATACTATTATACTTGCCTTTGTTCCATAAAGCAAGTGTTATGGTTACAATTCTTCGAATCTTTTGCGCAACCACGCCCACTCGTATGAAAGTTTCAACTGATTAAAATCACCATTGACTTCTTCATAGAACTCGTCAGCATCAACAGCGCCCTTGATGCTGAATTGTGCAAAGTCCCCATCGGCTTTGTTCATCCATGCATCAAGGCGCTCCCGAGCAATATCACTATCTTCGGCTTTTAGTTTCAGTACTTCACGGAAGGCTGTGCGCCATGTTGAGAAAGGATCCGTGTTGTACATCGCTGTACCCGATAATAGTTCTACTACTTCGTGTTCATCGTCAAGGGTAAAGTCTAAGCCTTTACCTTCATTGGCAAGAGTTAATTTCTTATTGTAGGCAATCATTGCTTGGTGACCATAAATCAAACCATTCACTGGATTCTTTGCTTGAAAGATATAGTGCTTTGAAATCTGCATACGATCTGGTTGCCAGTTCCAATCGAATTTAGGACTGACCTTTAACTTAGCAAACACCGTGAACATCCAAGGAGTGTTGCTTGCTTCTGCGGCAGCATGATAGGCTGCTACACGACCATTTACGCCATCAACTCTAACTACTCTGTTTTTAAGTCCTTTAGTAACTCGTAATAGATGTTCGTAGTTTTCTTCTGCGCCAGTTTCACCATTGCTTAAGAATACAATGTCCATTGGGTTAGACTTAGAAAGTTTTGTAGATTTCTTAATGTAAGGATAATCATACAACTCTTTCTTTACATAGTCATTAACTTCACGTGGTACAACAATTCTACTTGCGCCGGTACTAGTAATGATAATAGTTTTAGTATCGGGCGCCCACAAGTTCATTGGTTCAATTTCAATCTTTTCAATATTGTTATTGTCTTCTGAAATCAATGTAGCATATGGCCAATTACCAATGCTAGTAACTGCGTCAACCATTGTATCTTTACTAGTAACAATAGTTGGCTCTGGCAAACGTTGCGCACGTAGTGTAGAGTTATAGTTTACTTTATGATAGTCCTCAAGAACTTTCATGTCTGCAATTAACTCTCTAGTCTTGTTTACATCAATAAAGAACGTGTCTCCAAACTTTTGTTTACCACTAGGGAATACATGTAGTTGATCTTTAGCGAAAGGATCACAGATATAACTAAAGTCAAACTCTCTGTAGTCACAAACACTACTGCATAGCCACAGATAATGTTCTTTCTTTTCTGGCTGTTTATTGATAATCTCACGTAGTGTGTTCAAATAACTTTTATTGTACTTGACAACTGTTATAGATTTTTCATCAACCTTTTGAGTAATCTGTTCGACAACTGAAGTTACTTCAGGATTACCATGATCGATAACATATACATCGTGTAATGCTTTTGTTGCCTTAGTACGATTATCTTTAACAAAGTTTAGATTATTCAAGTGTTCGATGATTTTAACATACTTTGTGTCTTGTGCAAACGTTTCACGGTTAATCATAAATGTTGTACCCCAGTGTGACCACTGAGTACCAAACACGTTTACCATTTTCATCTGCCAGGGGTTAGGGTAATAGTCAAAGTCAAAACCTGTATAGTCTAGTTCTGAGTTTAGTACCCATACCAAATTAGTTGTAGCACGATTAGTGCAACGAGTGATTGTATCGACCCAAGAGTTTAGGTAACGTGTCTTTTGAATTCTATTACCAAATTTTGCTTTAAGCGTTTCAAATCTATTAGCGGATTCTTTGTTACCTCTATCAACATAGAACATATCAATGTTAACTTTGATCTCAACTTTTTGATCTTCGACATAGTTAATTTCACGATTGCCTTTGAACCATTGTGGCCCGTTGACAAAATACGTTTGTGTATTCATGTTGTCACGTGTACCAAATGCATGAACATAATGTGCTTGTTCAATGCTAGGGCGCCAGTTAAAATCAAACTCTGAATAATTCAAGTCAGGGTTCAATGCCCAGAATACTTCGTCTTTATGTTTATCAACCAAATCTTCAAGTGTAGTCTCAATTAGATATTGAGCATACTCTTCTTTCTTAACTTCTTCGATCTCAACACGTTCTAAGTTTACAACTTCTCCGTTGTTGTTTGGTGTAATGTATTTTGGTCCGTCAATTGGGTCTACGATAGTACCAAACTGATAGATAACAGGGCCTGCTGTATCATCAGGATGCCATGAGAAGTCGAACTTACTCACATCTATTGTTGTAGGAATATCCCAGTTCTTTTTAGTAGGAAGTTTACGTGCTTTCAACACACGTGTATCAACATACTTGAGTTTAGTTGCACCAGGTACTATATATCGCGGCCCACCTGTCTTTTGATGTTGTGTACCAAACTGGTAGATGAAAGGATCATCTTCCGCATATGGATGCCATGAAAAATCAAACTCTGTTGCTGAGATATCATTTGGTATTTCCCAGTTAGTCATATTAGTAAGTGACTTGGCTGTTAAACCTTCAACATATTTGACTTCAGTTGCACCGGGTACAGTGTAACGAGGTCCACCAGTAAATGCCCACTGTGTACCAAACTGATAGATATAAGCAGGGTCAGTATCATCGGGATGCCATGAGAAGTCAAAGTTATTAACATCAATGTTAGCAGGAACTTCCCAGTTAGTATTCTTTGGCAACGCACGTGCTTTGATAATGTCAACATACTTAACATCTTTTGCACCGGGAACTACATAACGCGGGCCACGTGTCTTAGCCCATTGAGTACCAAACTGATAGATATACGCAGGGTCTTTGGGACTTGGCTTCCATGAGAAGTCAAACTTAGTTACATCAATATCACTAGGCACTTCCCAATTGTCCATATCGGGCGCAAGAGTAGCAAGTGGCTTATTCACGTATTTGATTTGAGTTGCATTCTTTACTTTGTATTCAATCGTAGGCATCACTTCGGGTGAGTGATATTGATTACCAAATTGATAGATATATGGCTCTTCTGTTTCATCAGGGTGCCATGAGTAATCGAAATCTACTACTGTATAATTTTCTAATGCCTTCCAATTATCTCTGTTGGGCAAACGTTTTGCTTTGATAATACGTGTGTCAATATATTTGATAGGTGACTCTTTAGTTGCACCAGGCGCAACATACTGCGGTCCACCTGTCTTTTGCCACTGAGTACCAAACTGATAAATGTATGGCTGATCTTCTAAGTAAGGGTGCCATGAGAAGTCAAATGCTTCTACATCAATTTCATTAGGGAAATATTCCCAGTTAGTTCTATCAGGTAATGCTTTTGCTGATTGTTCTTCTGCAAATTTTAACTCAGTAGCACCTGGAACTGTGTATATAGGTCCTCCGCTGAGTGCCCACTGAGTAGCAAATACATACATGTAAGGAGGACTAGTACTGTCTGGATGCCATGAAAAATCAAATCCAGTAATATCAATATTACTAGGAATCGTCCAGTTTTCTTCTGAAGGAAGTCTTTTAGCCTTTGAACCATCTAGATACTTTACCTCTGTTGCACCCTCTACTACATAACGAGGGCCGTCTGTTTTTTGCCATTGTGTGCCAAACTCATAGATATAAGGTGGCGCATGTGGATTAGGCTTCCATGTGAAGTCAAAGTCAGTAGCGTCAACATTCTTGGGAATAACCCAATTAGTTCTATCTGGTGCAAGAGTTGCTTTTAGCCCACTGACATATTTAACTTGTGTTGCGTTGGGAACTTTATATTGTACAGTAGGCATTGTTTCAGCATCATAGTACTGATTACCAAACTGATAGATATAAGGTTCTTCTGTATCATCAGGATGCCATGAATAATCAAAAGCAAATACTTTTAAGTTACCAACTACAGTATAGTTATCAAGACTCATTAAACGTTTTGCTTTTAGAATACGTGTATCAATATACTTAACAGGACTGTTCTTGTGACAACCAGGAGTAATATACTTTGGGCCACCTGTCTTTTGATGTTGTGTACCAAAGATATAGACATAAGGCTGATCTTCTACATATGGATGCCATGAGAAGTCAAAACTATCTTCGTCAATCAAGTCAGGATAGTATTCCCAATTTGTTTTATCGGGCAATGCTTTTGCTTTTTGATCTTCAACATATTTAATTTCTGTTGAATTTTTCATGTGATACACCGGCCCACCACTAAATGCCCACTGTGTAGCAAATACATACTCATATGCAGGGGCAGTGGCATCTGGATGCCAACTAAAGTCAAAACTATCTTTGTCAATATATGAAGGTATAGACCAGTTATCACTGCATGGCAATTTTTTTACTTTTTGCAAGTCCATATACTTTACTTCAATTGCGCCCTCTACTACATAACGAGGACCGTCTGTCTTCTGCCACTGAGTGCCGAACTCATAGATATAAGCAGGATCTTTGGGATTGGGTCTCCATGAATAATCAAAGCCAGTATCATCAATGTCACTGGGAATATTCCATTTTGCCCTGTCAGGTGCAAGAGTAGCAACAATAGAGTTTACATACTTAACCTGCGTTGCACCCTGCACACGATATTCAACAGTGGGCATAATTTCTGCCGGATATTGATTATT